CGCCTGCTGCTGATCAGGCAGCGCATCTAGTGGAAGCGTTCCAATCTGAATTCCAGCTTCATCCGGCTTAGTGGGGTCATCTTTGCCAGCAATGAAAACAGCAGTGTCATTCAGGCATTCACCGATCACATACAAGCCCTTAAACCCTTGGTGCGTGCCATAGCTGAACATCCGCGACCAGACCAGCTGAGGGCTGGCCATTAAACCTCCGGTGCTATGCGTGTGCCCATCACGCGTAAATTCCTCGTAACGGCCAAATGGGATCGGGATTGTTGCCCCTAGCTCTGCAATCTGCTGAGAGCCGTTAAACCCGCCAATCGAGTTGAACCGAGATTGGCCTGTCTGATCTGCAAGCTTGAGCTGCTCTCTTTCGTCTCTCTTCGGTGCTCTTGGCTTTGGCGCCAACAGCATCGAGATGCCTGTTAAGGCCAGGCCAATGGCCAGGTTGACCAAAATCGTGACAGGGTCACATCTGATGTCTGGGATGTGCGCATACTCAGCGGGCCGTGGCTTGCCGCTATTGATTAAGTCAGCGCGATATTGCCGATATTCCGCCTCACTAATTTCTAGGAACTCAATTAACTGCCTTTCGTAGGGCAGTAACGGTAGGTCCGATAATTTGAAATTTTGCCGATGGGGCACCAGCTCACCATCTTGCTTTGATGGTTGATGTGAAGAATGCCCAAGTCCCATACGACAGCAAAAGTGGGACCGGACCCACCAACCCAAAGGATGTCACCATCGTAATGCGGTTCGGCAATCATCTTGCCCCACTTCCGCATTGCTCGAAGGTGAGTCATTGCACCCGTTTCATACCATTCGGGATTGAGATCAGGTCTTGGAATGTTGAACGCATCCAACGCATAAAGGCATAGGTGAATGCAGTCGATCTGACGATCAGTGCCATCTGCACCCATGACAAACCGCATTCCAAGCAGTTCACTTAAGCGATATTTGACCGGTAAACGGGACATTGCCGACAAGAAGTTGCTGAAGTGAACGCGCTGGGACATTTGCCGCAACGGCGTCAAGGACTGAATTGCAAGTGAATGAGATGGTCGTGTCTTCCCACGTAGCTCCGCTTACTTGCCCTTCATATCGATGGAGCATCGTTGGTGGGTCTTGTGGATTGGTGAGGTTTTGAACCCACACCACACGTACAACAACAGTCCAGCTTTCATTTACCGCTGCAGAACTGAACGCCATGCTCAGTGGATTCTTGGGAAACACCAGCTGCGTGTCGACGTTGTCACCACTGCGATTAACGCTAATTCCGCTGAAGCCAAACGGCAGGAACAAATGGTCTTGATCAATGCCAAATTCAGGGTCACGCCAGCGAGCGGTTTCATTGATCCAGAAATTCTGGAAACGAAGCTCAGTCCAGCCGGGCAGATTAACCGGGGTTACTAGATCGACATATTCAATCGATGAGTTGTAAGCCGGGGGTCGAAGCAAGGTCAGAAAATGACCAAGGGCTAGCCCGCTTTCTCTGCTGATTTCTTCGGTCACAGTCCTAACTTCCGGCGGGAAGAGCTACTCATCTGCAGCTTACGAAGAGTTCGCTGTTCCCCTGCCTTGCTGGCTTGAGCAACGATTACCGGCAATTGATCTTTGCGGATGTATTCCTCATTACCCATCTGCATAACGCCACCACTGATGTTGATTGACATTGGAGCCTCGGCAAGTGCAACACCTCCTCCCCCTTGGCCTGATACTGGCCCGTCAATGACTGCGTCACCACGGGTGCCTCCGGAGTAACGCGCCATCGCGCCTTCCATTTTGGATGCGGGGATGATGTATTCCGGTTCACCGCCTTCACCAACAACTGCAGGCGTCGGCCCCGTGACATAACCACCTTCAGCAAAAAACTGCGTCTGGAGCCCTTGGAACCCAGCGTTGAGGAACATTTTGCCAAGGCTCTTGAGCAAATCGCTCGCGATTTGTCGCATCGTCTCCCCAAAGTCTTTGGCACCTGTAATTGCAGCTTCAAGACCAGCCACTAGGCCATCTTGAATTGCATTGCTTATCTCAGTAATCGCGCCTTCCTTCAGGTCTTTCATTTGTTGCTCTAATTTTTCAGTCTCTGACACAGCTTCCTTTAATTCCTTATTCAAGGTCACCAAGTCAAAAGCAGTATTGAAGTCAACACCCTTGTCCATTAAGTCGCGAACATCTTTCATGACATCCGCAAACTCTTTGCCCTTCTCGATTCGTACTTGCAGGTATTGATTGTCGGCCAGTAGAGCCTCAATCGATGAACGCCTTAACTCTTCTTGCTGTAGCAACAATTTTGCGTTTTGCTGTAGTTCTTTTTTCTTGTCCTTCTCTTTCTGTTTTCTTGCTTTAGCTGCTTTCCCCCCGCCTTCGCTTTCAGGCAATGCCCCTCCTTCAGGGAATTTAAGATTTAATTCCTCAAGGCCACTATTGACATCAAATTTAGGCAATTCAATGCTGCCCAATTTACCTAAAAGCCTGAAAAGGTCACCGATAGGGCCGGGAATGTTCGATACGGCTGTGCCAACAAGCAAACCAAATTTCTTTAGTTGTTCGGCTGCACTCTGAAGCATTCCACCCCAAGCTTGGCCCATGAAATCAACCATTTGATTCCACGCATTGCCAACATCTTCAAAAACCTCACCAGAGCCAAAGCCAAAGAACTTGAGGGCTTCCCATAAAAAATCAACCGTATTTTTCCATGCTCCTTTTACAAACTTGGTAAGGGCAATCCATGTATCTGTCAGATACTGTGTGACACCGGCCCATACATCCTGGAAAAACTTGCCAACAAAAGCAAATTCATTGGCCACAGTTCTGAGGATATTCGGCAGTTCAAACAACGCCAAACCTAAGGCTGTGACAAGTGCTGCGGCAATAACAAATTTTCCGCCAAGAGCGATCACGGCAATCGTCAAACCAGCGATTAATGGCGCGAGCAAAGAAACAACTGCCACCACACCAGTCAAAGCAACCAAGAATCGTTTAATCGGTGCAGGCAAAGCGATAAAAGCCTTGGCGATAAACGTCAATGCCTCAATTAATGGAGTAAAAACAGGCAGTAGCTCTTGGCCAATTGTTAACTGAAGGTCTGATACCGCTTTGTCATATTTGCGAATCTTGCCTAAGTTTGTTTCAAGCAGTGCGTTGAAATCTTCAATGCCTGAATTGCGCAAATTAGCTAAAGCCTTGATTAGCTTTTCAGTCGTGACAAAACCTTCCGAAGAAAGGTCTTTGATCGCCGATTCGGCAACGCCTGCATCTTTGGCTAGCTGACGCAGAATCTCAGGTGCATTCTCGGCAATGGTTCTAAATTCATCGCCATTCAATGTGCCCTTGCCTAAAGCCTGATTCAATTGCAGTTGCAGTGAAGCGGCTTCCTGAGTGGACTTAGCATTCTTGAGCAGAACAATTTCCAAGCCTTCATAAACCGCTTGCAGCTCTTTAACACTGCCAACTGAAGTTCCAATTCTGGAAGCGAGATTGGCATAACCTTGTGCCGCCTGTGTCTGTGAAACAAATAGGTTTTTAGCTGATTCGGCGGCAAGATCTTGTAAGCCAGCAAGATTTTTGAACTCACCTTCTAATCGAGTAATCCGTAAAATCGCTGCCTCATATTTTGTTGCTTCATCAATGGCACCTTTGAAAAATGCTCCAACGGCAATGCCACCTAGTACGCCTTGCAGGCTTGAGAGCGACCTGGCGGCTCCTCTAATGCCACGCGCAGCACCTAGGGCTTTGCCTTTTAGGTTGTCAAAGCCTCTGCCAACTTTGGCCTGAAGAGGAATCGTTTTCTTTAACGCCGTGTCCAATCCTTGAACGGCTTTCTTGAGTAGATCAACCGCCGATCGGGCACTTTTTATCTTGCCTGTGCCTGAGGTCTCAAGGATGACTTTTAGGCGAGAGTCCACAAGGAGACACCATCTGACAACAGGTTAGCGCCGACCACGTTTGGCACTATTCATTGCAGCTTGTTCTTTCTGCTGACGCAGTTCATAAAAGGCAGCCCAAAGATATAGCTCTTCAGGCACCATACGGTCTTGTAATTCAGTCAAGGTGTAGCCAAGCTTTTCGGCCACTACCAGCTGCAGAACTAACTCTTGGTCTTTTTCAAGTTGTCGGACGATGGTTTTGGGTCCAAGTCTTCATCGTCTTGGTCATCAGCCAAGTCAGGGTTAACCAAATGCACCATCAGCTTTGCCAAGACTGTTTGAGGAAGATCTCGCCTTAGTTCTTGGAAGTCGGCAACAGTGAACATAGGGCTGCCGTCTTGCTCTTTGGCTTTGGCGATGAAGATGTGGACAGCTTGATCAACCTCATCAGCCTTAGGCCCGGCCAATTTCTCACATCGTGACCGTTGTGCAATGGTCAAAGGTGAGGCCCAATACTCAAATTCAGTTCCATCAGGACACAAGACTGAATAACGCTTGAGATCCATCGCGCATTTGGACTTCAGCCTTTGCAGTGCATTCACTGTTGATAATACGAAGTGGTAATACCATAGCCCAAGGCATTAAAAAACCCCACCCTTACGGGTGAGGTGATAGCAAACCACTTTGTTTAAGTGATCGGTGTGCTCAAAATGTGAGTTGGGTTCTGGATAGTGAAACCAAGCTCAGCAGTAGTCGGGTCATCAGGATTCGCGCTCATGCTCATCGAGTTGATTTTGATGTCTGACTCGATATACAGAGAAGCTGCATCATCCACAACGCCACCTGAATAAACAGCGTTGACGTAGAGCTTGACCTTGGCACCCTCTTGAGACTTCAGCAACACGTTGCTGATCAAGCGGTTAGCAAGACTGGTTTGATCGTCGGTGAAATAGACGGTCATTGTCCCAGTGCCGCTGGCGTAGGAAGGCTGCGTCTTTCTGAATTGGGCGTACTTGCTGCCTGCCTGCGCACCACAAGGCAGGGTCGTAACGTCCAACTCCTCGCGTGAAATCTCCACCGAAAATTCACGTGTCTGGCAAATTGCACCAAAATCAGCGTACTGAATCTTGATGTGATTAGCCGCGCCAGGAGTATCGCCTGTACCAGTACCACCATCACCCGCAAGGGTGACAGCCGTTCCACCAGGAGTGGCAGCCACATCAATACTGGTGTCGGTTCTAGCCACCACGTAATAAGCAGTGACCGACTGAGAGGTAGATGCTGTCAGGCTTCCATCAAGGTTGGCAGTGCCTTCCTCATAGAAAGCAACTGGATCACCAAGCTGGTAGTCATTGTCAGAAGGAACTGTGATTGAAGTTCCAGCGGGAAAGTCTGTGTAATCAAGCAAGCAGAACTGAGTTCCGGCTGGCTTG